ATTTCAATTTCAGTGTTCATTTTTTCGTTTTTCGGTTTGGTTTAATAGGTGCAATATCCGTTATCTTCCTCATAAGCTAGGCTTTGAAAGGTAAGAAACTCCTGTTCAGCTTTCGGCGCGTGTCCGACAAGATAGGCGGCGCGGTTTGATGGCCAATAGATGATTTCCGCGCCTTTGGGTATGGGTTTTCCACTTTCCGCGCACGTGCTAGGGAATCGGCTTGTCATTTTTTTGGGATCGTTTTTCATGTTTTCGGTTTGGTTTGGTTAGCGTGTGAATGGTTCGGATGCGCGCTTTCTCGCTTCCAGGTCGGACATCCCGCCTAGCTTGCCGGACGATACGGCGATGGAGAGCAAGAGCGCGGCGGCTGTAATGAGTAAGTAAAGGGTAGGTTTCATGGGTGGGTAAACAAGGGGTTGAACCTTGCGGGGGTTAGGGTTAGGCAAACCATTTCGCGGCGACTTGCTCCGCGAGTTCCTCATAGGTTTCGGAGGTGGAACAGTTTCGGGTAAAATACTTCCCCCTTAGCTTTGCATAGTGCGCGGTAATGTTCCCCGTGAGGTATTCGCACATTCTGAAAAAATTCACTCCGCGCACGGTTTCCCATTTTTCAGGCGGTAAGACTTCCAAGGCCTCATACCAGTCTTCCTCGGTGATCTCTTGCCAGTCTCCGCAATACTTGGCTTTTTGCGCTTCTTCCATTAGCGGGACGGCAGAATCTAAGGGCATGATTTGAAACTCAGGGCTTCCCGCTTCCCGCTTTCCGTTCAACTCCGCGAGCAAGTCACTAAAAAGCTCCCCTGTGTAAGGGCTTTTCAGCGTTTCGCCGTCACCTGCTAGGCAAGCGGTTTCGATGTTTGTTTTTCCTGTCTGGTAAATGCAATAATGCGTTTTCATTTTGTTTTTTGGGTGATAGTGTTATGATAGTGGCAAGGGGTGGAACCTTGCCGGGGTTAGGGTTAGGCTTCGGCGGGGAGCAGGTAATGGGTGCCAGTACCATCTTCGCGGGGATGCGGGACGCTGTCGGACGGGTCAACCGTCCACTTGCTGCCTTCGGCATCGGTGAACGTGTTTCCGTCCCATGCGCCTTCCATGGGTGGGCAGTCGAGTGCTATGTTGCCCGAGTAATACGGGAGAGTGGTTGCTAGTGTCTTTTTCATATTTTCAGTGTGTGTGTGTGTGTTTAGTCTCTTCAGTTGCGGCAATACCGCAAGACGGGTTTCCCCGTTTCGACTTTTAGACCAGGTTTATATGTGCTGTGATGTCGTTAAAATCAGGGAAATCAGCTAAGGTTTCCGCTTCCGCAAAGGTTGGTTCGCTGTGGGAGTAAATGGTTCTTATTGCGTAGCATCTAGGCAATACGCCAAGGTGATTCAGGATGTCATCCATGTTTTTTGCGGAAATCATGGCCGCGCCGGATGTGAGGATTACTAGCTTATACAGCGGAGTAGTGGTTAAGAGTGTCATTTTCGTTTTTTGTTTGGCTTGGTTTGTTTGATGCAGTAGATTATCTGGTCTGGCAATCGCAATACTCGATGCGCGAGACGCTGATGTCGGACGGTTTAAGCATTGGATACTCGCCGCGCGAATCGTTGTCAGCGTTGAGCTTTGCAGCGACCATGCGGGCCGCTCCAGCGTATGTTGGTCTTTTCGCGGAGTATGACCGGATAAACGATTTTTTGCATTCGGTGTTTCCGGCAATGTAGGTAATAGTGGTCAGCGTGTTCATTTTATTTTTTGGTTTGGTTTGTCGCTGTCTTGTTCACTGGCAACGCAATCAACCTATCAAGCGAGCGGAGATTGTCCACATCTTTTCTTCAAATAGGTGAAAATAATTTCTCACTTTTTGCTTGCCATGCCCGAAAGCCTTACAGCCACAAGACATTCCGGCGATTCCAAGCGGGGAAACAATCTGGAAAAATCTTTTCGCCCGGTCATCAATTCCGGCGATGATCAGCAGGAAAGCAACGCGAGGGAATGCCAGATGGTACGCACCAAGAGAGAAACCCAAGCGGGAAACCCAAGGGGAAAGGAACGGACAGGAACGAAAGGAAAGGAATGGACAAAGAAGGAACGGACAGGGAAGGAAGGAAGGAATGCTTCAGAAACAATGGCTTAGAAACCAAGGGGAATGAAAGGCACGAAAACCAAGGTGAATGAATGACTCAGAAACCTATTCCCTCACTCCATTAAATATCCGCAACAATCGGGAAGCGCATTCCCTTTGCTTCGCTTGCTGGCATCGCTGACCAATTGCCTTGCTAAGAATAGTATAAAGACCGTTGTCTACAAGTGTCAAGCAAAAAGTTCGCGATTTTGAAACTTTTATTGTAACAAGTTGAGAGCGTACGTACCCAAGGCAAGACTGGCAAGGCATGAGCGGGAAAGTTACTCACACTTATTCACAAGCGTTTCATGCTAGCGTTTCAATCGAGCGTTTAAAGCGTGTCAGATTGTAACGGGTTGAGCGAGCATTTCAAACGGACGCTTCAAACGCAAGTGATGTGCAAGTGCGAGTTTGTTGCGTTAGGGGGGGAGGGGGTTGGGGTGGCGATGGGAGGTTGGACTTCGATACCATCAACCTGCCTCCTAAAAAATGTGCAAATGGCGAACGTGCTTGACAAGGTGTCAGAATCTGGTAAGAGTTGTGCATGAGCAGTCCAGTCAGTTACGATTTGCAGGGTCAAGGCGGCGGTCAGGTTATTACCTCGGCTAGTGGTGCGGTTACGGGAACATTCCGTTGGGTTCAGGTTATTACTGATACGGTGTTCAGCGTGTTTACTGCTCCAAATATCTCAAATGCTACTGGCTTGCAGACGATTACGATTCCTGCGGGGGTTGGTATTGGTGGCAGGATTACGGCATTAACGGTGACTAGTGGAGTTGTTATTGCGTATAGCATCTGATGAGTCAGTTTGCACAGAGTGGTAGTGCGATGGATGATGCCCAAGCCTCTGATGGGGATGGTGGGTTTGTGGGTGTGAATCAGCGATTGCAGTTGAATCAGCTTGAGGTAGGTGAGGTTAGGGAGTCGTTGAATGGGAGGATGGATGGTTATTGGAAGCCTCGTCGTGGGGTAGTGGCTAGGACTGGTGCTTTGGTGGGTGGAGGAAGTCCGTTGCAGTTGCCGTTCTTTTTGATTGATTCTGCAAAGACAATTTCCAATGCTGCTGTTTCTTTAGGTGTTGTCACGTTGACCGTTACAGGGCATGGGTTGACTGTGGGAGAGACTGGAGTTGCTAATGTTTCTGGGTTGGCTGGTAATGCGGAAATGAATGGGAATTTTGCGTTGACTGTAACGGGCGCGAATACATTGACGTATTCTGTTTCTGGGTTGACTGCTATCTCCGATACCGCTGGTTTTCTGAATGGTGGGTCTATCAATGATGGGGCGGATGCGGATGTTCGGGCCTCGTGTTTATTCAGCGATCCCAATTCTGGGAATGCTGAGAGTGTGGTGCTGGCGTTGGGTTCTAAGGCTATCTTGGTTGATCTTGATGGGTATGGGACGGAAGATGTGAGCTACCCAACGGGAAAGGCATTGGCGGAGGATGTTGATTTGATCCAAGCGTTTGATCGTGTATTTTTATTCCGCGATGGGCAGCAAGGATTTGAGTGGTTTCCTAATGGTCGTCAGATTGAAGGTGCTAGCCAAAGTGGTTCGGTTGTCACTGTAACGCTAAAGGATCATGGATTGTCCGTAGGGGATAGCGTAGAGATTACCGGATTGACTGGTGGGACTCCCATGAATGGGACGTATCCGGTTGCGTCAGTTCCGACTAAAGACACATTTACTTATTCTTCCAATCGGATTGTCGTTACGGGAACACTGGTTCCCAATGCCACGGGGACTTATCTCCCAAGCACACAGGTAGGCAATCCATTTCCATTTTGGGAAAAGACTCCTGGGGCTGGAGGAGCCAGTATTTATTACGACAACACAGTTAGTTATTGGGTTCTTTTGATGCCTACTTTGCCGGGATTTGCTTCTTGGAGGTCATCATCCACTACCGACCTCAATGTGCTTAATGCTACTGGATGGGTTCCGTATCTAAATGTTGTTGCGCCACCTGCTACTGGAACGCCTGTTCTTGCTGCCTTTACACAGACTCAGACATTTGGTGTTACTAATGCGGTGTTAAAGGCTGGGTTTACTTTGGCTCCAGCGGGGGATTACACTCAGCCGCAAACATTCATTGTTGCAGGAGGTAATGTGTCAGCATCAAATGGGCTAGTTACCATTGATAAAAATACGCTTGGAAACACGACAATAACAAAAGGTGACACCATTGTTATTTATGAGACGACTATTGACGAGTTCTCCTCAATATCAGGCAAGCAATTTGAAGTGTTTTCTGCAAACACCACAACAATTACATTTTATGCTCCGGTTGGAACTAAGGCTTCATTTAGTGGGAACCTTGAGTTTGGCGGCAGGTTTAGCGTAGGAGGTGGTTTCATCCATCAACCTGCTCCACCGTGGGGAGTTTACTTCCAACGTAGATTGTGGGTTCCGTTTTACTACACTCCTGCTGGCACATTTAGTTCTCCTACCTACACGGACAGGAAGATCACGGATGAGATAGCTATTTCGGACATTTTGGACAGCCATACGTTTGACCAGATTGCCAATCAGTTCCGTATTACGGGCGGGACAACAGATTACTTGGTTGCGATGCAGGGATTCTACGATGATAGTCTAGTTGTCTTGAATCGGAATAGCTTGCACCTGATAAGCGGGACGGCTGGGAGCCTCACTGACACGAAAGTAACGCAGTTGACCACGGAAGTTGGATGTTTGGCGAAGAAAAGTGTTGTAATGAAAGGCAATGCCATGTTTTTCCTGTCGGATGACGGCGTTTATGCGGTTGAGTTCCTAAATGATTACAACCTTCGTGGTGCAGATGAGCCTATTTCAAAGAACATCCAGCCATACATTGACCGGATTAACAAAAACCTAGCAGCAGAAGCGGTTGGAGTGCTGTTCAATAACCGATATTATCTTGCCGTGGCGTTGGATTCTAGCGCAGGAGCTAACAATGCCACTGGAAACAACACGATTTTGATTTTCAACTTCCTCAACAAAGCGTGGGAGTCGATTGACACCTTTAACGCTAGTGATTTCATCATCAAAAACCTGATTATTGGCAGCGCGGCAGAGCGAGATAGCATTTACGCCGTGACTTCGCTAGGTGGACTTCATGAATTAGAGGCTGTTGAGAGTTCCAATGACAACTTAGTGTCGGCTGGTCTTGATGCTAGCTTCCCAATTACCTCTTCTTTGACCACTAGGGGCTATGCGCTTGGCAATCTCGACCGGAAGCGGTTTACCGATGGGCAGCTTACCATGCAATGCGTTGGTGGAGGGCTTGGCGAGTATGCAATTTCCTTTGCGGCGGAAGACCCTGACAACAATCAGAGTATCGGGACGACAACCACCTTCCTTGGTGGCACGGTTCTTGGGACTGGTGCTGTAAACGAGGACGAAACTGGCAATATCCGGTTCCGCCTTGGTGGGATTCGTGGCTATGTGGGAAGCCTAACCTTGACACGGACAATCGGTTCACCTAAGATCACTTCTATTAAGGTCACTGGTTCCGTGACAAACAGACAAATTATTTCCCAAAGCTAATATGCCCGGAGTCGTAGAAACAACAGATACCTTTGCCGCTAATCAGGTGATTACAAGCACGTTGATGAATAACATCATCGACCAAACTCAATTCACATCTACTGCCTTAGCTGCTGGAACAGGAACTCTTGCCCTAGTTGATGGGCGTATGAAAGTTGCTACTGGTGGGATTACATCCAATGAGATGGCAGTTGACGCTATTACCGCTAACGCGATTGCAGCCGATGCTGTGACTACTGCAAAGATTCTGGACGCTAATGTAACTACGGCAAAGATTCTTGATGCCAACGTCACAACCGCAAAGATTCTTGATGCTAACGTAACTCCTGCAAAGTTATCTCAACCATTAACTCGCGCTACTGCACAAAACAGCACAAGCGGAACAAGCGTTAATTTTACATCAATTCCAAGTTGGGTTAAGAAAATTTCAGTTTTGTTATCTGGCGTATCTACTAATGGATCATCTAATTTATTGATTCAAATTGGTTCTGGTTCTATTGTAACAACTGGATATGTAAGTTCGGCATCTTTAATTGGAGCTACAAGTGTATTGTCTACGTCTGCAACAAATGGATTTTTAATTACCTCCAATAGTTCGGCAACATATTTAATAAGTGGGCTGATAACCATTGCTAACTTATCTGGAAATACTTGGGTAGGTTCTGGAACTTTAGGTTCAAATGGTGCAGGAACTTCTACTAGCGGAGGCAATCTGACATTGGGTGGGATTTTAGATCAAATCCGTATTACCACCGTAAACGGCACAGACACATTTGATGCTGGAGTCATTAACATTATCTACGAGTGAACCTTTACCTAGCAACCGCGCTTAACCTTTATGAATCCAATGACATTGACCTTCAAAGCCTTATCGGTTGGCATTTGTCTTATGGCATTGTGCTTTCGACTCCAAAGGTTTTTGCGTTGTGCTTTCACTCGCATAGTGACGAGCCTGACAAAGCAGTTGCTTTCGAGCATTCCGACACGCTTTACGTCACCATGTGTTGCGGCGATATGCTTAGTGGATTACGCCCTCTCAAGGATGATTACGAATACATTGCATTTAACCGCGACTTCAAGGGATCGGAGCGCACCCGCTTGCTAGGCATGGAAGCCTTTTACTCAAAACTAAGATAATACCATGGGATCAAAACCTAAGAAAGTTCAAGCTCCAGTAATGGATATTGGCGGAGATATTCAGAAATACGTTTCTGGTATGTCTGGCGCATTACCTCAGATACTATCGCAAGAGCAACAGTTCCGCCCACAGTTCCAAGGGCTGAATCTCGGTGACATTCAATCGTTCCTTAGCGGGGCAGGTGGACAACAAGGAATCTTTGGTCTTAGCCGTGAGGCAGCGCAACAAGCTGGCATGGGTCTTGGTGAGGCAAGGGGGGCAGAACTCGGTCAAATGACCGGGCAAGCAGGTCTTACTCGTGGATTGATGCAAGCCCTATCGCCGGAACAGGCAGGTGTTGTGCAAGGATTTAACTCAGAGGCGCAACGAGCGTTGGCAGCGTCCCAAAGAATCAGCCCAGAAGAGCAACGCGGATACCAACAAACAGCGCGTGAAGCTGCTTCTGCGGCTGGCCGTCTTGGTGGTAACGCCGCTATTGCCTCCGAGGTGATGGGGCGTGAGGATGTATTTGCCCGTAAACGTGCCGAGGCTGCACAAGCGGGGCAGAACGCTTACAATGCCGCGCAGGGGTTTTACAGTCAACCGGGGCTTAACCTTTTGAGTGCCGCACCTTTGTCGTATCAACAAGGTCAACAGTTTGTCCAACAAGGACTTGGAGCGATTGGATCGGGAACGCCTCAGTTGTTTGACACATCGGTGGGGCTTAATCTTGGCGCGGCACAGCGTTCTAATGAACTAGCTGCTGCTACGGCTAATGCACAAGCAAAGGCTGCTCAACGTGCAGCAATGCTGAATATGATTGGAAGTGTTGCTGGTTCAGCAACTAAAGCTATTACTGGAGGAATAGGCTAACTAATTTAATAATATGGCGACTTACGGAAGAGGACAGATGCTAGGTTCGGGGATCAACCCTGAGTCATTCAAGCTGGATTACAGCGGGATGGCTAATGCTGCTGCTACGCAAGCACAGGGTGTGGCTAACCTTGGTGCTAGTATCGGAGGGGCGATTTCCGAAGTGGGAGATTACTTCAAGAAGCAAAAGGAAGATGAGCAAAAGGTTCAGAAGTCTCTAAGCGTAGCCAAAGCCATTGGAGATTTGATTCCAGGATTGAAGCCAACAATCAAAAATTCTTTAAATATCCTTAATGACAAGGAGATTCCGCTTAGTCAAAGGACGGCAGAGGCAGACGCTATTGCAGATATTCTCAATCTTGGTATTAACGAGGTTCGCAATCGTCAAGATGTTGGATTTAAAGAAAGAGAGTTGAACATTCAAGAAGCCCAATTTGAAGCTGAAAACGCACCACCTATGCCAACAGTTAATCGTAAACGCGTAGAAAAAACTGGAATTTTCGATGGGAAAACTCTAAAGTATGACATTTATGTTGATCCAAACAACCCTTCCGATGCGCTTTATGAAGATGGCACTCCTGTTTATGGTGAAGGGTCGCAAACCCCTGCGGCTATTGATGCTGGGTTAAATCTTTCTTTCCCTCAGTTTGAAAGCGTTCCAGATGGAGGCGTTTTAAATCCTCTGCCTAACGCTATTGCTGCTGCTGCCGATCTAACGGGTGGACAAAGCGATGTTTCTAACGTGTCCCCAATGCCAATGGGAACTCCAACTACTACTCAGGCTCCAGTGGTTGACGGAATACCTGCTAGTCAAGCGGGAACTGGAATGATTCCTCCAGGGGCTATTCCTATTGAAAGCGAAGCAAAAAAACCCCTAACAACATCTAGGATTGTAACTGGAGAAGAAGCTCAAAATCTTGGTGGGGATTCAAACAAAAAATACATTGTTGAACAAGTTGATGGCGAAACAACAAGTATTCAACTTGTTCCGCCAGATGTTACGCCAGCAGAACAAAGAGCAAGGCAAGAAGAGGAAAACAAAAAAATAGAAACTAAAAGAACGGGTGAATTAACAGTCAATGCTATTAACAAGTTCATTGATGAAAAGGGGAATTATAATGACACTCTTAATAGAGCAGTTGGATATGGAGAGGAATTTGCAACTGGAGTTGCAAAAGTAATTCCTTTTTTTGGAACTCAGTCCCCAAAAGACAGAACTAGCCAAAAAGAATTAAGCACACTTGTTGAGAAAGGTCTATTAGATGCTGCTAAGGAATTGAAGCCGATTAGTAACGCTGACTTGGCATTGCTTCTTAAGAATAGACCTGCTATAGCAGATCCTCCAGAACTTTGGGCTAGCTGGCTTAAAGACGTAAGGAATATCCTTCGTGACCCTAATTCTTATGCAGAATCAAAAAATGATTCTACTACTAATAAGCCGCAAACTTTGGAAGAACAACTTGATTCGATGATTAAGGGAAACCAATAGAATGACCCCAGAAGAAAAAAAAGCAAAGATCAATGAAATTGCGCCTACTGTAATAAGAAATGTTGCTGGTTCTATTGAACAGAACTTTGCTGGTTTCCAGAAGGCACAAGAAGATTATCGTAGCCAGCTTCCAGTTGGAGACCCTAGATTGCTTGAACCTGCATTAATACCTGCTGACTTCCTTACTAAAGAGGGAATGAAGCAGCGAGGATTGCTTGATGAGAATGAGAAGGCAACACCGCTTGCTAGGGATTATCTCAACATGGAGAAGCTAGGCTTTATGAAGGCTGGTAAGCTAACCGAGAAGGGCATGGCTTACACCGCTGATCCAGATGAGTTGCTTCCTGTCGATGAGGTGAATGACTGGACATTGCTGACAAATTCTTTTGATGTGGACGAAAGTGGCAAATTTTCAGACCAAAGTGTTGAAAGCAAATATCAACAATTTCAAATCAGAAAAAAAGAAGGTCTTGATAAGGCTGAGAGTGGCAATGTTTTCAAGCAACTTGGAGAAGGACTGTTAAGTTTTGGGCGTGGTGTTTACAACCTTACACCTCTTCCAACTATGAAGAAAGTTGTGACTGGTGAAGGGGTTTCTCCATCAGAAGAGATCACAAAGCGAGCAGCGGTTTTGTCTGGAGCCTTGAACATAATGGGCGATACCGCTGTTAAAAGCACAGCGTTTGTAGGGCAACCAATTCTTAGTGATGATGAGAATGATCGGAATGATTTCATTGTTGCCACAAGGGTGAAGATGAATAGGCTAGCAACAGAGCCAGAGGCTTTGGATGCAATTACCGGAACAAGCGTTATGGCAGATGCCTACGCTAAAACGCTTGAAAACTACAAAGAACGATTTGGCGAGGCTGGAGAGAATAAACTGCAACAAGAATTGATTGATGCGAAAGTAGCTGGTCAGATTCTTGGCGACCCTTTAAATGTGCCTATTGCTATTGCGACTCAAGGGCTAGGACTTCTAGGCAAAATGAGAACCCTTGCAAATGTAAGTAAGAGCGTAAACATTGCCAATGAAACTTCTGCTAGGCTGGCAAGATTTAAAGTTGCCATACCTAAAGTTGCACAACAACTTGACGAAGCAACAACATTAAATCAAACGCTTATCAAGCAACTTGATGATGCTGTAAAAACTGGGCAAACGGACATAGTTGCAAAACTCACCCCAGCAGTAGCTAATAGCACAAAGGTAGTCGATGACCTTGCTAGCAGCGCAACAAAGATGCAGGAAGGCTTGCTTGTCAATGAGACAGCAAGAACAAAGGCACTAGCTGAACTTGCTGAGAAATCAAAGCCACCTGACTTTTCAAGAAAGGCAACTGCCGCCACGGTGAAGGGCGTCGAGATTGCTGCTGAGAAACTAGGCAATGCTGCTGCTTTTACAAACCAAGGGCTTAGGGCGGTAGAAAAAGTTATTGGACGTTATCGGACAGGACAGTTAGCTACTGGTATTTTTGTTGCAAGTAATCCTGCTGCACAAGCGACTGCTGTTGCGTATCTTTCCGCTAGAATAGGACTATCTGTTGCGCCAACAATTCTCCGTAAGACTGCAAGATTTGCAAACGTAGTAGGGGATGAACTTGTCCAGATGAAGAACTCTACTCCGTTCTGGCGCAGGGTTGCTGCTAACGAGAACATCGGTGGAATCGGTAAGGCAATGGCAACAACCTTAGACTACGCTTCTCCTTCTGCACGTTTTGGCGTTGGCAGCGTAAAGCAAGGGGTAAAGCTCGCTCCGGCACTAGCTGTTTACGAGGCAATCAACAACGGTGGGTTGGATGATGAGGCAATGAAACGCGTTGGAGCTAACGCCTTGGTTTTCGGAGCATTTGCAAGGGTTGTTGGCGGTGGTAAACAAGACCTAGCCAAAAGACAAACGGGTGATTTTTACAACTATCGCACAAAGCAACAGAAACTAGGCGAGGATAAACTAGCGGCTTTTGATGCAATACCGGATCAAACCCTAAAGCAATTTATCTCGACCTACGATTCCGCGTATCCAAACACTTGGGACTGGCAGTTCACAAGAGAAGGGAATAGCTCATTCGATCCATCCTCTAAGACAATTACTGTAAACGTGAATGACAAGTCTGGTTTTGTTCGGGCTTTAACTGCACATGAAACGCTTCATTCTTTGACGTTTAAGCACGGAATGGATGATTCGATTGTTGCTAAAATGCTTGGCGACGAGACAAGACCTGGGCTAGTCCGAGACATAAATGGCAATCTGGACAAAGACTTTCGACAGTTTTACGACACCTACAACGAAAGGCTGGACGCTCAAGGATTGCCTCGCATCGGCATTGAAGATGCAGCTGTTGAGTTCTTCACGGACAACGGGACGGCAGCTTTGTTTGATGACGTTGTTTCTGGCAAGCTAACCAAGGCAGCAGTTAAGACCCCTTTGCGTAGGAAGATTGAGGACATTTTTGAGACAGTCTTTGCTGCTACACCAATCGTCAAAGACCTTCACTACAAACTCGGGGGAGCTACGGATGTAAACGGAAACCTAGTTATGGGTTCTGGACTTCTTGCAGATGGCATGAGAGAGCTTCCAGAGGTAAAGGCAATGGTTCGCAAGATGTATCGTGAATCTGCTGGTTTGCCCAAGTCACCCGTTAAGCCAGATGCAATGGGTGATGCTCCATCATCGAATCCAAAGCATTACAAGGCAGCTAAGGTCATAGACGAAATCAATAAGAAGAACGTTAAAGAAGGAACGCCGCTTATCGAAGGCGTGATGATTCCCGATAAAAATGGCAATGGCACTGGAAAACTTTCTGACGATCATTTCTCAGCACTTGAAGATGGCGACATAATTAAACAAGGTGGATCATTAGAGCTTGCACATATTCAATCCACGTTTGATACCGATATGGCGGGATTGATAGATTACACTCCGATTGAGCAGGGACGTTCCGTGCAGACCGCAGGAAAAACAACTAATAAGATTAAGCCGATTGACTTCATGTTGAAGAACGGAAGGCTTTACTTGGTTGCAATGGATATTACCCAGCTTGGGCTAAACATCAATAGGCTTCAAAGAAAAGCTGCAACATTAGGAATGTCGAGGGCAAACGTGCTGACTGATATTGCTGAGATGGCAAAACTGCACAAAAGAGGTGTTTCAACTGATGGTTATTTCAAAAGCGTTGGTGGCAAAGACTGGAAAAACAGAAAGAATCTCATAACCGCAGTCCAAGGGCTTAACACGAAAGCGCAACGTCTCACTAATCCGATGTTTGACAAGCTAGGCATGGATAAGCAGACAGGAACGTATCGCACGTTTGCCTACGACCGAGTTGATGGATTCACAGACCTTACTGGTGACATGGTTATCCCGTATGGGAATAACGCTTACTACACCTTGAAGGCGAATCTTATGCCGCAAGCCCCACGGATTAACGTGAAGGGCGAGATTGTAAGGGATGCAGCAGATGTTCGATTGATGCCAACTGTTCTTCAAAAGGTCGATGCCGACTACATGAAGGCAGTTGAAGATGGAAATATGGAGATGCAGCAGAGGGCTGTAGATGAGGCAGCGAAGGCTGCTGGATACAGACAAGGAGCCTTATGGCATGGGTCAAGAGGTAAAAAGTTCACTGTCTTTGATGAAACAAAAGGAGACAGATTGCCTTGGATGGAAGGTCATGTAGGGCATTATTTCTCACCAGATAAAGATATAGCAAGTGGAATGGGTGACAATGTTTTAGGGGCTTATCTTAAAATGGATAACCCGTTAATCCTTGATGCTGGCGATTATTCTTACAGTGCAATTACACCAAAGCGCAAAAAAGAAATTCAAGAACAAGGGTATGATTCAGTAATTGGAACCCCATTAACCACCGCCGGGAAACAGGAATTCATTGTATTTAATTCTTCTCAAATCAAATCCGCCGACCCAATAACCTACGATAACAATGGTAACGTGATTCCGTTAAGCAAAAGGTTCGACCCAAAATCAGAAGACATTCGCTTTATGCCCCAAGGTAAATCTAAAGCTAAATCAACAAGTTCCTCTCAAAAAAATACTCCCAAAAGAAGAAATCTTGATAATAGTGTTGCAACCGGAATCGCCGTAGCTTTAGGTAGCTCTGGTGAAAAACGAAATGAGTGACGAAAAACTAGAGAAGTTCAAGGAGAACTACTACGACGACCGCCCCGACAAGAGCGAGTGGTTTCTGGAAGTGCGTGAACGTGCTAAGTCTCTCTCCCGCAACAACGTAGAGCATTACGCCCCACACAAGGCAGCGTTAGCGTTGTTCCTTTTATCTCAAGGCGCAAGGATAACAGAGATTTCCAAGAAAACAGGAATCGGGCGGGATGTGATCCGTGGGCTTGAATGGCGGCATAACGACACCCTAGAGACGAAGCGGAAGGAGTTTTCCATGCGCTACGCTATTGCCGCGCAGGAATACACCGATTTGCTATTTGAACGCGCCACTCAGCTATTTGACGATCCAGACAGCCTTGCCAAGATTTCCCCAGAGAAGCTGGCAATCACGGTTGGAATCTTGACCGATAAAGCCGCTCAACTGACCGGAATGGCGACTACCGTGGTGGAGCATCGCAAGGGGGCAAGTCTGGATGATGCTGCCAAAATGATTTCGGAAGTGAAAACTAGAATTGCAAACAAAATCAGAGAAAGCGCAATAGATGCTGAAATCATTGACGAACCTAATGAGTTCTGATAAAAAACAAGCAAGAGGGGAATTTGCTAAATGCTAAAGTGGACAGAGCATCCCGTTCTTCCAATCCCAACGGATGAGGAAGTCGCTCAAATGAGCGCAGAAGAGTTGGTAGAGTTCTATCAAATTCGTGAAGAGGCTATTCGCAATGCGGCAAGAGACCCGTTTAGATATGGGTGGAAGTTTGATAACTGGAAGAAACTAGAGCAATGCCTTGGAACGCGAAATGAAGCACTTATTAGTGGAGGCAACCGTTCAAGCAAGACGCAGGTCGGTGCTTACTTTGTAGTTAAGGCAGCTATTGAAAACCCTAATTCAGACATTTTTTGTTTCGCTCAAAATGCAGAAGTCTCCATTCGCCAGCAACAAGCAGCGGTTTACGATTGGATGCCAGCAGAATTCAAGAGCAAGCAAACAAGCCAGAACACGTATCTCTCTTATTCTAGGAAAAACGGGTGGACTGACAATTCTTTAATTTTGCCAAATGGTTCTCGCATCTCATTCAAGACATATGCCGCCTTTGCAAACAATCAAACAATCCTAGAGGGAGCGGAACTTGGATCAAAAGAAGCAACTTGGCTAAATATCGGAGCTTGGTGTGATGAAATGCTTGGTGGTCCCGAATTGGTTGATACGTTAAGATTCCGATTGGCTACAAGAAACAGCAAGATGATGCTGACGTTCACTCCAATCTTTGGATACACTGAGCTAATAAAGCAGTATCTTGATGGAGCAAAGGTTCTTGAAAGCAGAGAAGCTGAACTGCTAGACAATGAGATTGTCCCTACAATTCTTGAGTGCAAAAACATCAAGGGGACAGTTCATTACTTCCACTCTCAAGACAATCCTTTTGGTGGTTATGATCGAATAAGGCAAACATTGCTAGGCAAGACAAGAGAGGAAATTCTGATTCGCGCTTATGGAATACCAACCAAAGCAGCCGCCACCAAGTTTCCCAAGTTCAACAAGGTGGTCAACGTGGTGGAGCCGGACAAGATACCGAATCGCAATATCACACGGTATCATATCATCGACCCCGCAGGATCAAAGAACTGGTTCATGTGCTGGATTGCCGTGGACGAGACAGGGACATTTTGGGTTTACCGCGAATGGCCTGGAACAGACGTTGGCGACTGGGCGGAATGGCGGAATGGCAAATGGATGCCTGGAGAGGGAGCAAAGGGGCAAGGCTACGGTATCCGCGACTACGTTGACCTTATCGAAGAGATGGAAGGGGAAGAGGATATTTTCGAGCGATTGATTGACCCCCGACTTGGTGCGGCAAAGTATCAGGTTCAGGACGGTTCATCCTCTATTATCGAGGATTTGAATGATGCGGGAATGGTTTGCATCCCTGCACCGGGGCTGGAGATTGACGATGGACTGCAAGCATTGATCGGGAAAATGGCATGGGATACATCTAAGCCGTTGGATTCTGTCAACCGCCCCCACTTTTACATCAGTTCCGACTGCGAGAACATCATTCAAGGGTTGTCTGAATACACTGGAGATGGCGGATTGAAGGAAGCATGGAAGGACGTTATTGACGTTTTGCGTTATGCCGCTATTGCCGGAATAGATCATGTTGACAATTCCGTCAGTTTGGTTACAACTCAGGGAGGTGGAGGCTATTAACATGAGCGCGAAGAAAGAAGCAAAGAAAAGAGGACGACCCGCAAAGGTTGTGGAGCCTGTTGTGGAATTGCCAAAGAAAGAACTGAAGAAGAGAGGACGACCCGCAAAGGTTGTAGAGCCTGTTGTGGAATTGCCAAAGAAAGAACTGAAGAAGAGAGGACGACCCGCAAAGGTTGTAGAGCCTGTTGTGGAATTGCCAGAAACGGATTTGAAAGCAATGATTCTAGGAGCTTGCAACAACCCGACATGGGTGCGCGGTAGAATTGACGGTTTTGGGGTAAACGTAAAAGTTCCCGCTCAGATGGCAAAACGCTTGATTGGGAAGGAAGTTAGTGTTATCCTTGTCGATTCAGACCTTGGCGACTACTACCAATACATAGCATGAACGACATTCAAGAAATAGAAGATGAGTCCCTTGTTTACCTAGACAAGAAGCCGGATATTGGTGCGTTAGCGGATGCTTACGACACCTGCTTGATTGATCTGGATTACTACTTTGAGTCTTGTTTGCGCTCCTACAATGATCGACGGAATATCTGGGATGGCAAGTCGGACGACCTACGCAAGAACGGGGCGAATGCTTTCCCGTGGCAAGGTGCTTCTGACCAAGAAGTAAACGTAGTTGGCGAGCGCATTGATATGTATGTTGCGCTGTTCGACCAAGCGTTAGCACGTTCTCACATCAAAGCGTTCCCAACTTCGATGGCAGCAATGCCCAAGGCTGCGGTTGTTTCTGGCTTCCTCAAATGGATGCGTTCCTCCTACATTCCCGACTTCAAGCGGCAGATGGAGCTTGGCGGAAACTACCTGATGGAAAAGGGAATCATGGTTTCCTACGTTGGCTGGAATCGTGAGAAGCGTTCCTACCTCCAGAGTGTTAGCCTAGAGCAGATTGCCGAAGCATCCCCTGACCTTGTTGAGATGATCCTTAGTGGACAAGATGACGAGATGCTGCTTGATTTGATCCAGCAATCATTCCCTGACCTTTCTACAAAAAGAGCAAAGAAAGCAATCAAAGACCTGCGTAAGATGGGCGTGGCGGAAATCCCGCTTCCTCGTCAAACGGTTGATTCTCCGGTTGTCTATGCTTGCGCCCCTGATGGCGAGGTAATGTTCCCGTCTTACATCTCAGACCCACAACGCGCTCCTTACATGTTCTGGCGCACCTTCCTTACAGCGCAGGAGCTTGAGAAAAAAGTAACCAACGAAGGCTGGGATGAGAAGTGGGTGGAGAACGCCATCAAAACACTTCGCGGGAAAGACTCCATGTATCTTGACGGCGAGAAGGTCAAGACTCAGACACGCCTTCCAATTACCGATGACAATGACTTGGTGATGGTTGTCTATGCGTATCAGCGTTTGATTGACGAAGAGGACGGTTCCGAGGGTATCTACTGCACCGTGTTCCATCCCCAGACCGAAGGATACGCCAAGCATGAGCTACTGAATGGATACGATGACTACCCGTTCGTAGTCACCCGCCTAGCCAATGACCAGAAACGAATGTATGAGGTTCAGACTTTTTCAGATATTCTCCGTGGTCCTCAGATGCAAATTAAGACCGAGCGTG